ATAGTGGTCACCGCCACCGCCCCCGACGTTAGTTCAATGGTTTCAACGCCATGAAGTTCTGACATAGTTTCTCCTGACATAAAAAAACCCGCCGGAGCGGGTTACATTTTCTGGTTGGGTTCTTTCGTGACGCTGTCGGTTTCCGTGTGCGTATGACCGTTATAGGTCATTCGGATACCACTCATTTTGCCTTTGCCATCCGAGATCTCTCCGGTGGCACCGATATTGCCTTTGACCGTGGTATTCGCATTAATCGTGGTTACGCCCTGCACCGTCAGCGTGTTGGTAATTTCCACCGGCCCGTCGAGCGTCCCTTTACCGACAATCTTATAGGTGCCCCCTGCAGCAATCGTAATGGTCAGCGCATGGGCTTCGCGGTCATAGCGCACTTCGGTCCCGTCACCGTAGACCGTAATATGCTCCGACTCGCTGCCCTCGGGTACCGGGGCACCACCGGTGGCCCAGCCCGGAAACACTCGACCGTTGTTCAGGTCGCCCCCTTCTGACAGGACCGTCACCGCATCCCCCACTGTGCACGGGTTCACATCAGAACGAAAGCCCCCTGAGAATCCCTGACACAGCGGTAGCCAATCGGTAATAAGCTCGCCAATTGAGACGCGGCATTTAGGGAGCTTGCCGTGCTGTGTAGAATGAATCACACCACGCCGCACGATATTGGCAAGACGGCGCTGTAAATCACCTTCCATATCACTCATCGGGCGCCTCATAGATTTTGCGATAATCGGCTACGTGCGCGGCGCCAACTTCTGGCACCTTGCCCAGCCACACCCCTTTCACCGGCATACCACCGCGCGCAAACGGATCTGCACCAAAGGCGGCGCCCTGCTCAAAGGTAATACGCCACACCAGATAGTCATCCATAGCCGGATCGAACGCATCCGGCTCCGCGGAGACAAACACCGCGCCATCGATATGCGGCAAACCAAACTGCTGGCCGTCAATCCACTGTGTTACATCAGCCGCGGCGGTACGTATGTAAATATCCGGCTTGGTGATGGTGGCGCTGGCACGATCGACCACGATATACAGCGATACCGAAAGCGATACGCTCGGCTGTCCACTGGTATTACTCTTGGGGTCCCAGCCATCCACGGAAAGGTAAACAGCGGGTGTCATCAACTGCGTGGTGTTCTCGGGATAGGTATCCGCATACGCCACCCACGGTAGGGCTTTTAAGGTCCCGATCACGGCGTCATGATAAGCCGCCATCGATAAAGGCTCAGCCATTGCGCCTCCTATAGACTGATTTTGGCCTTCACACGGCCTTTAATATCGGATTGGAAGTGGTGCATAAAAATCGCCATCACATCGGCAAAGGCGTTATCTTCCACGTAATCGAGCATCGGAGCATAAATGTCGATTTCAGCCTCTTTTGCTCGCCGCGTCACTGGATCACGGATAACCACGGTGCGTCGATTCTCACGCCGCGAACGAGCAACCTCCCCGTTGGTAAAGTTTTGGGCTTGCAACATCGAGCCTTTCGGGTCAAACCCCGCCTCGCCGGTAGATTTACGCCGCCCAGCAATATAGCGCCCGGTCGTCGGATCGCGGCGGTCATGATGGGGACGAATACGCCCCCGAACACGACCTTTCAGATCTTTAACCTTGATGGCGTTTAGCCCAAACCAGAGCTTGGCCTCATCGAGCATCGCGCCGCGAGAAATACGAAAAGAGAGCAGACGTTTACGCACCAGCGCCAAACTCCGTGGCGCCAGACCGGTTTTTAAATCGGCTAACGCCTGTTTACGCAATGTGACTGCCGTACGTTTCAGCGCACGTGAATATGAATTGCGATACTGTTTGTGCGTGGCACCCGCAGCCTCGGCAATTTTCCAGAGTGCGCCGGTATCAATATCCACCAACATGTCACGGCGTAACCGGCTGTCTCTTGCCATCTCATCGACTCCACTGTGTGATATCTTCCACCGGCTTACCCGGTTCCCCGACCGCTAAGGTGATACGTGTACGCCCCATTTCATCGGCGCCGATATGCGTTACCCAATAATGTGCGGCACCGACCGTGACCGCATGACGCTTGGCCAATCCCTGAATATCCGCCGTATACGCACTCAGAGCAGGAGCAACATCGCGGATTTCACCGCCGCCATAAACTTCTACGGAAGCGTCTGGTTTTTCAAAGATGGCGGTAATGGGGCGACGTTCCGCCCCCACCATCAATACCACCGGCAACTCTTCCGCAAAGGTACGATCCACCACCTTATCGGCACGCTGTAGCCGCTCAGTAAATCGGCTCATTAGAAGCCCAGCCGCACGCGGGACTCCTCATCCCCAGCGTTGTTGGTGATCCATGCCGTTCCCGCACGCGCATGCGCCACCGCAGGATTGGCGCCATCATCAGCCTTAGCCGTCAGCAAGCCCTCCGGCGTCATATACAGCGCCGCACCGCGTGGCCACGTTTCGTCTGCCACTTTCGGCAACACAAAAACGCCGGTCATTTTCAATACGCCTTCCCCATCCGCGGGGATATTTCCTAAAGCCACCCCCACCACACTGCCTACAATCACCGGCTGCCCAGATAGCACCGCCTTGCCTGTGCCGTTTGTCCAATCCATCGTTGCGCCGTCTTGATAATAATTCTTCGCCATTGTCTTACTCCCGTATCCATGAAAACGGGCGACCTTAGCCACCCGTAGAGATAAAAAAACCGCCTGATTAAGACGGTTTATTTGCTGCCAGTAGACTTGACCAGCCCACGATGATCGAGCGCTGCGACCCCCGCATCGATGCGCACCTTGAAGGCCGCGCCATCAATAGTGAAGCCGTTCTGCTGTTCAATGTATGGCGCCTCGACGCCATCTAGATACGCCACCTCGATGGTATCGCGCCCCTGTGCCGCCGTTAGATAGAACTCTTTTTCGTTATTCATATCTAAGCGCGGTTCGGCAATCACTTCGGCAAAATTTCGGATTGGGTTGTCGATACCACTGTTAGCATCAGCCCCCGGCACGCTGGCCGATTTAATCAACTGATTAGCGCGTGACTCCAAAGCCACCGGCGTCAGCACGTAGGCGGGGCGAATGTTAAGTACACGCTCACCGGATTTTTGCAGGCGCATCGTTTTACGGGCCGTATCCAATCCGTCGATATCCATTGCCGCTTTAACCACGTTATTATGGGCCGCACTGAACAACGCCTCACCATCGCTGAGCTTGCCGTTAGAGGTGAGCACCGCATACACCAAGTCTCCTATTGTGGCGCGTGCCGCACTACCCATCGCCGCAGGAATGCGGGTCAGCATATCCATATCATCGTTAATGATGGTTTGACGCGTCAGTGAGAACAGATCACCGTAGGTCGCCAGCGCAATTTGTTCGCCTTTATCCCCGACGGTAATGTATTTGTATTCGGCACCGTCACGCACTTTACGCAATGCCGCCAGCGAGTTGAGTCCCACACGGTTAGACACTTTAAAGTCGGTCAAGGTGCCTTTGCGGGTCCAACGGTCAAAGGTTTCTTCGGCTTCATCCCAGCCCAGCAGCGCCGCTTTATGGGCCACATCCATCAAGATATTGCCAAAGTCAGAGCTGGTATGCGTGAAGGCCATACCGACCATCGCCATCGGTGCTACACCCGCTAGACCAATGCCACGATCGGCAAGGGATGCACGCGCCAACTCACGCAGGGTAAAACCGGCGTAGGCGTTATCGGCCTGCGCTTCACCGTAACCGGCACGCGCCATAATAGAAGCGCGAACCGAATCCCCGATCAGATTACCGTTGCCTGCATAGATGTGTGCATTCTGCCCCGCCAACGGCGTGGTACCGGAAGCCAGCGCCGACAACAGTTTATTACGCGCTGCATCTGCGCTGCAGGTTTGGTCGCCAACACATTCTGCTTTTAGTGCGGCAAACGCAGGAAACGCATCAAACACGGCATTCACGGCTGTGACACGCTCCGCATTAGCGGCTGCCATTTGCTGACCGATCGCATGAGCTAACGCATTAATATCTACGGTTGAACTCGTAGGTGCATCAATCACGGGTGCCGCAGACGGCGCGGGCTGTGACTGTGGCGCCGGATTCGATGTAGTGGCACGCGGCGTAATCAAAGCTGTAACTTGCTTAGGCATATTATGGAACTCCTTCATTTTATTCGTATTGATTGACGCCGCAGCGTCGAGGGAAGCTTCGAGAACATCCGCAAAGCCTTTTTCTATCGCCATTGCACCATCGAGCCACGTTTCCTCTTTGAGCATGGCGGCAATCTCATCTCGGCTCAGGCCAGTTTTACGTTCGTAGGCAGATAAGAGCAGTGACTCATTACGATCGAGCCACTCGGCGTATTCACGAATTTCATCAGAATCGCCCATCACCCCGCCCCACGGCTTATGGATCATGATCCATGCATTCTCTGGCATATGAACGGTCGCACCGGGTAAGCAGACAATGACGGACGCCATTGACGCCGCAACACCATCGACGTAAATATCGATTTTGCCGGTGAGCCGCGAGAACGAGTTAAAGATGGCAAAGCCGTCCATCACATCGCCGCCAGGACTATGAATATGCAGCTCAATCGCTGAGGCTTCGAACACGCCCGCATCACGGCAATCGTTGAGAAACGCCTGCGCGGTGATCCCCCAATAACCAATCATGTCGTAGAGATAAATCACGACGGGGTCAGTCGCTTTAGCCGCGGCCTTGATCTGGTACCAGCATTCATTTCCGCTGCTGGTTGGGTTGCTTGCCTGTGGTTTGAGTAGTGTCCCCATCGGGATCGGTAGGTTCATTCGTTTGGGCTCCTGAATCGTTCGCGGCGTCCGAGTCAAAGACCAGCCCCCGCTCGCGGTTATATTCAATTTCACGTAGACGCTGACGCCTGATTTCTTGCGGCGATTGACCGCGAGCACGTATCCATTCGGATTCAGTTCCCGCGCCACCGCGCACAATGCCTTTCCACGCCTGCGCCTCTTTCACCGGGTCAATCCACGGCATTACCGGCCCCAGATAGAGCGCGTTATAAAGTGATGAGGGATCAACATCGTGGGGAATTTTGATACCGGATAGCTTGAGCATGTCGATCCATGCGCGGTATATCGGGCGACTGTGCTGCCCAACAAACCAGTTTTGCAGCACGTTATAACCTTCGAACCCTTCCACCAGCTCTTGGCGCTGGCTGGAATAACTGCCGTTATAATCCCGCGAAATGCTCGAGTAGCTGCCACGCGTACCACCGGCCACTGCGCGCAGCTGGCTGTTACGGAATTCATACAAATGAACGTTCGGGCGATTGGACTCCACCATACCCAAATCCTCACCGGGTTTAAGTCCGTCAAAAATCATGCCCGGCGCAATATCAAACATCTGATACTTGTTTTCGGGATCTTCGAACTCATCCTGTTGATAGGTCGTCGCATCCCCTCGTTTGATATAGAACCCCAGCGCCGCAGCAATACGCGCCGCAACACGCTCGGATTCTTCATAATCTTTGATATCGCTTAGACGCGTAATAACACCGTGGAGCAGACTCACACCACGGATCTGATGCAGACGCTTGCGCATCGCAAGATGAAGCATGTTCTCCGCCGGTACCCGTTTAGTCTGTGTTGCCATACGCAACGTGTTTCCGGGGTGAAACTTATACACGTTGTAGGCAATGGGACGCCCCCACGTATTAATCTCTACCCCTTGGCGAACCTGCGTACCCTCCACACTGTTAAGCGACATCGGCACATAGTCGGCCTCAAGCATTTCAATCGACAGTTGCACCTGCGTCGCATGCTTCAAGCCGGGAACAGGACCGCGTACCAGCTGGCTAAAAACTTCACCGTCACGCAATGCCGATCGCAGTAATAGACGTTCCATTTCTGCGCGGGTAAACATGCCCGTCACATCAGGGCGGATAGACCATTCAGACCATAATCGAGACAGCTCAGAGGCAAATTCTTCATGCAGCTTGCCGTCGTGCATCAGCGGTTGCGGCTCCACCTGAATCCCACGCGCACCGATCACCCGCTCCTCAAGCTTGTCGAGAATGCCAATCACAATGTCATGGTTTTCATCCAACCAGCGCGCCTGCTCACGTAATGACACGCCAGCGGCAAAAACGGCATTATCGGCTGATACGCCCGATCGCTTCGCCTTATGCAGACGAGAAGGGTTTGCCGCTTCATAGGCATTCATCAGATTGCGGCTTTTCGAGCGTTCTGCCGCCCACCCGGGTGATAGTGCGGCGATGCCCTTTTCTATCCAGTTCATGGCGACTCCTAAAGAAAGTTTGCCAATTTGGGGCCATTGCCACGCCCACAGGCGACGCGATAGCGCTTCTCCCAATATTCGAGCTCGTTACGCATCGCAACAGGATCATGGTTGGTGACTGCGCGTCCATTCACGCCAGTAAACGAAACGGCTTTGCCATCGAGTGAATCGGCATAGGCTTGTCGCACCTTGTCGAGCATGGTTCTGATTTCGTCGCGCGTCATAGCCAGCCCCCACCACCAGAGCCACCACCATTAAGCCAACTTGACCCCGAGAGCGAGCTCGGCGCTGCCGGTGATTTGTCCTGTGGCTTGGATTTCTTTTTATTCGTCGTCACTACAACAGCCTCCCGCGCCGTGTCTTCATTAAAAATATTCGGGTTAATCTCTTGAGACTCGGCCCACGCTGGCGGCTTATCCCATGAAATGCGTTCATACCCGCGCAGAAACGCAATGGCATGGATATAACAAAACAGGTCCATCGCTTCGTTATTCCCCTTACCCGGCTTGCGCCATTTGCCATCGGCCCCACGCTCTTCATAGGTCAGCTCGTCAAAGAACCACTCACCCAGCCAGTTGGGGAAATGGATAAACCCCGCGCCCGGCACATCACGCGCCATCGCGTTACTCAACTGATCTTTGAAAATATCGGTTTGCAGCAGATAGACCGGCACGTCACCGCGTGCATCTGCACGGCGATCGCTTCGCTCGGTATTGTTAGGGTAAGTTTTGGTCACGGATTTTTGGCGACGGGTACTGTCCCCTTTCACCAAATACACCCGTTTATGCGCGCCGTCTTGACGACACCGACGCCAGAATTTATAGGCATTATCGGTTACACCGTCTTCACCGCCGCTGTCTACAGCCATCGCCAACACAGGCATACGCTTGCCAGAGCCGTCAGCCAGTGCATAGGTTTTTTGTAGAACATCGGTGATCAAGAGATCCCAATCCTCGGGAAATGCACCGGGATGCACCTGTAACGATTCGCCGTTTTCATCACAGCGCATGGACTGTTTGATGTTGTAACGGTCTATCGTCCACCGCTCGCCATTCTCTCCATAGCCAACGACCTGCACGACAAAGCGGCGATTCTTACCGCCCTGAACGTCGACGGCAGCCATGAGAAAACGCACTTTTGGCGGGATCAGACGCTTGCCATAATCCTCCACCCGCGCCATTAACTCATCGCTTCGGCGTTGTTCACTGGCGGCGCGCGGCAAGTAGGGCAATCCCCAGTCGGTATTGATAACGGCCTTCAAGGTTTCTTCGCTGCCAGTGGCCTCGAACTCCATCTCAGCGGTCAGGAGTTTGTACACCAGCTGCGCCCACGTCTGATAAGCTGCTGCGGGACCTTCCATCCAGAAAGAAGCGATGCGCGAGCGCCGAGCTTCACCGGTAATCACACCATCACGATCTATGCTCTGGCCTTCACGCAGCCAAATCCCGCACTGGTTAAGCTCACGCTTTTGGTGTGCAGCAATCGCTTGATGGCAATGAGGACATTCAACATGCGCTGCTTCACTGGCTTTTACCGGATCGGTTTCATCACGGTAGCCGGTCATGGACTCCATCGACGGCTGGAAATGCTCGCCGCAATGTGGACAGGGCCAGTACCAGCGACGACGATCACCGCGGTTATAAAGAGACAGTATGCCAGTTGTCGGCGGTGCTTCATGGGGTGACGTTCTGCGCCATTTGGTGTTGCGAATATCGCGCCCCGGTGAGCTCTCCACCAGCGTCATGCCCGACGACATAAACGTCGTGGTACGTTTTGAAGCCAGCGTGAAGGCATCCCCCTCCCCATCTATATCCTCAGGGAAGCGGTCATAATCGGTCAGCGCAACACACTTATAGTCTGACGATGACATGATGTTGATGGACGGCCAGCCTATCTTTAAATAGTTGCCAGCCAAAAACGTCATATCGTGAACGTTGTTGTCATTACGTCGCGGACTTAATCGTTCAGCCACATCAGGGCTCATGCGAAACGTACGGGAAAGACGCTTTTTCGAATGCTCGCGCGCTTTCTCCTCGGTCATTTGCACGATCAACATATCTGAAGGATCACAGATAATGTTGTACACCACCCAGCCGTCGATAAGGCCGATAGTCTTACCGGTACGCGCAGGCCCCACAAACACCACCGCATCATATTCGCGTGATGCTAAACAGTTCATCGGCTCCAACACATACGGCGCAACCGACGGGTCCCACTTCACCGAGTTACCCGCGCCTTTAGGGACGCGCATATATTGTTCCACGGCACTGGCTACCGGCATGCGCCTCGGGGCCTGAATAATTCCCGCCATATTGCGGCGAGTGCTAGCAGCGGATGCCTGTGAAACCATTAATCCTCCTCGGGCATGTCCTCCTCACGTGGCGTATCTGCCTCTATGACCTTTTGCGCAATCTGATCCCGTAGGTCATCAATAATGCATTGGACACGCTCGACGGCGACCGGCGACAAAGCGCAGTCACGTTCAAGAATGTCGGGGAGTGTTTCGAGCACCTGCACCATCGCTTTGGCCATCGCTGAAAATTCACGCGTCACCTCTTCAGCGGGGATGAGCTCATGGGTTTCTTGCTGAAACTTGAGGCGCTCACGTTCGGACTGAAACCACGCCTTACGATCTGGAGGCAACATTTTATCGACCTCGAGTGTTTCGCCGGTTTGCACCAGCTCAGTGAGGATCGCCGTCAACGTGTAGAGCTTGAGTTTTGCGTTACTGCCGGGTGCCGGTTCTACATTTTTCAACCGACTGGCGACCGTTTGCCGATGCATACCAGTGATTGCCGCAAGCTGATTAATATTCAGGCGGACAGATTCGAGCTCTTTATCCATGATGGTGAACACTAAATAAGCAATTCGACATCTTTGAAAATGAAATTTCAAAGAAAACAGAAAGATAAACGGATGATGATGATGCCAATAAAATGCGAAAAACTAGCCGTTTCCCGCGTGTCGCTGCCCCCTCGGTGTTTCAAAACTCAGAAAGGACCCGTAAAAATAGGAGCTATTCGCATTTGTCATAGCTCAGGTATTTCTGCAGCGGTCAGACCCAGATTTATCATGCTAAAAACAAAACAAAATCATTAAAAACAAACACTTATTAATTACCACTGACTATAGAACATGACAAAAAGTCGGAGGTAATTAATGTCATCACAACACAAATTAGCTTTTGAACAATTCCAGAACACCTTTCATTTTCTTAAAATATTTTTGCAAGTAATAAAACTTTTAATTCTTTGCTTTAACTACGGAGGAGAACACATAGAATTAATTAATAATATTTTGGAAAGTATGGAGCTCATCGAGCCTTTGCTAGAAACATCAAAATATTTACCCGCCTATCTCAAGCATTGGTCTCGAATATAATTCTGCAAGGCTCTTAATGAGGTTTGGTCGCTAATGATTCCTGATCGTATACCGAGAACGTTTCGTCCAGAAGTTGAAGTGAGTTCGAGGGTGACATCATCGCCCACGCTGGAGGCGCTGGTGGTTTTGGTTGCGGCTGACACTGGACACTTCCCTTTGACGAGCACCCTGCCACCATTATCAAGCTTGCGCTGCAGAGCATCATTTTTAGCTTTTGCATCTGCTAACTCCTTCGTGTACATAGCATCCAGTTCAGCAATATCGCGCTGGCGGGTCTGCATTCTAGTAATTGCGGATTGCCGCTCAGCGACTAACAGCTCGGCCGCGGTGCGATCTTTATCTGCCTGGTGGTATTTATCGCGGTAATGGTTAGCTATTCTCCCGGCGGCGACCAACGCCACCAGCAACAGACCTATTGCCATCATTCGCCAACTGAAATTGATATTCATACCATCAGCGCCGCCCGCGACTTGTTGTAACGCACCTTGCGATCATCGATACCATTCAAGCCGCCGTTGATAATCTGCGTCACACGGTAAACATCGGCACCGTAGGCCATACAGCCTTTTGATGTGTAGAACCATGCAGCCGAACGCGCAGCTTGTAGCTCTAGCTCGAGCAGTTCTGGCTTAGTCACCAAATCAAGCTTTAGCGCTGCGCCGCATGCGCGATAGTTATCAAGGCCGGTAATCTGGATAAGGCCGCGGCCACGGTATTTCCAACCATCGCCGGAAGCTTTATTACCTAAGCGGTTGGCATAAACCAAATTGGCGATCGCATCTTGTCGAGCAGATTGCGCTATCGTTCGTCCGAGAGCATTGGCCTGCTGCTGAGTAATACGCTTACCAAATACCGCCACCAAAGCACCCGGTGTGTAATTCAGTGATTCAACAACCTGCCGGAAACCGCCCGACTCATGGCCGACCTGAGCAATAAACATCGCCTTATCGGTTGCCGCCGTAATACCAAGTTCTTTCATTGCTGCATCGATGTGCGGAAACCAACGCGCAGCTAATCCGGCGCTAATATCAGCCGCCTTTTGAAACTGTTCGAGAATCATTAGATAGGGTTCCTGAATAACTGCATGAAGTTGCCCCGCGCCCTAAGAACCAGACCGCAGAACATGATATTAATCAGCGTTTCCGAAATATCAGCCGAGATATATGTGCCAGTGATGATCCGAATGGGGACCGACGCTGCTGCAACTATTAGGACGTAAGCCCCAATAGCGCCCAACCACTTATGCTTTGCTCCCTGACGATTAAAGAGCATTAAACGCAGGGCTATAAGGCCGCAGGCCAACGCATTAATGTGAAGCAATATAATCTGGAGTGTCATTTGCCACCCCCTTTGAAGTTCAACGTGGGATTACTAGACCTTGAGATAATAACCATTAAGATCCGTACAACCGTGGCAGAAGCCACCAGCGCACCTATAGACTTCTCAACTACAACGGAATCTGGTGTAACGGTGCTGATCATCGACGCAGCAAACCCCGCAGTTAGAACACCTAGCACAAATGAAATCCCGAAAAATACAAGACGCTTCCAGATAGGGAATTCAGTAGCGGACAATACGAAAACCACAGCACCAGCAAATGCGCCAATTACAACGCCAGCATCAACACCAGATAGCAATCCTACAAATGTGACGCCAGTTAACGCAGCCGAAGCTGTTCCAGTGCCGGTTAACGGCTCAGACAT